AGATGCGTGCAGATGTCGATCTCAGCACACCAGACTTCATGCGAGCATCAGCACGACGCGGCCTGAAGTATCACGAGCAAGGTCTGTCAGGTGATGGTCTCATGCCTGCCACAGTCGCCGATGCTCGACGCATGGCTGCAGGTGAGCCACTATCTGCATCGAAGTGGCGACGCATACCTGCATGGATAGCAAGACACATCATCGATCTGGAAGCAGTAGAAGGTGACGAGATCACAGCAGGTCTGGTCGCAATGCTTCTCTGGGGTGGTGGGTCATCAGTCGGTAGTGCTCGACGAGCACAGAGATATGCTGAGCGCATCGTCGCACAACTCGACGAGCAAGAAGCACGAGCAGATCAGATCAGATGCGCAGATGGTGATGCATCAACTATGATCAGCCAGATGACTGACGATGTAGCAGGTATTGAACACAGGTGGTGCGTCACTGGTGCAGATGAGCGTCGAGTTGCATATACCAATATGGAAATGCGCGAGATGGGCGATGGGCATAGTCTCGTCGGTTATGCCGCAGTATTCGACTCACCATCAGAGCCGATGCCATTTATCGAATATGTGAAGCGCGGCGCGTTTCAGAAGACGATCAAAGATGGTGCTGATGTGCGCCTACTGATCGATCACGAAGGTGTGCCACTGGCACGCACCAAGTCTGGAACTCTGGAACTAGAAGAAGATGCACGCGGCCTGAAGGTCACTGCTGATCTAGACCCGAACAACCCTGATGCCGCGAGAGTGATCTCTGCGATGCGTCGTGGTGATATCAGTCAGATGTCGTTCGCATTCCGTACCATCAAAGATGCATGGTCAGATGATCGATCTGTACGCGAACTGCGAGAAGTACAACTGTTCGATGTCAGCGTCGTCACCTTCCCTGCATACGAAGCGACAGTTGCAGAGTTGCGGAACGCACAAACATCAACTACAGTGACACCGACGACCAGTGTCTCTGTGCGCAAAGCACAGATCGCTCTGGCTCGTCGCCGATAGTCAGCCGACTCACAGCCGACCAGATAGGTCACTGAGTGAGCCACTGATACACCCATCAGAAAACTCACGAAGGAACAAACACATGACCTACTCAAAGCAACTAATCGAGAAGCGCGACGCAGAACTTGCAAAGGCTGATGCACTCGTGGCATCTGCTTCAGCAGAAGAGCGTGCACTCTCAACCGAAGAAGATTCGCAGATCGCATCGTCACTCGATGTCGTGCGTGATCTCGACGAGCAAATCAAGCGACATGCAGAACTCGAAGGCCGCGCTGCTGCTGCAGCCGAAGCACGCAAGGCTTCTGGCATCGACAGTGTAGTTGCGCCTGCTGTAGTCAAGAGCGAAGCACGCACCTACTCACCACATGCAGACTCGTCATTCATTCGTGACGCATTCTCTGCACAGTTCAGCAACGACTTCAGCGCACAAGAGCGTCTGGCTCGTCACATGAACGAAGAGCGCATCGAGCGTCGTGATGTCACCAGTGCAAACTTCGCTGGTCTGATCGTGCCACAGTTCTTGACTGAACTCGCAGCACCATTCGCACGCGCAGGTCGGCCGTTCTTGGATATCGCACGCAAGCACCAACTGCCAGATGCAGGCTTGACCATCTCGATCTCGAAGGTCACGACTGGCTCTGCCACTGCAGTACAGACTGAAGGCGCAGCAGTTCAAGAGACCAACATGGATGACACCAAACTCGATATCTCTGTCGTCACTGTTGCAGGTCAGCAGAATGTGAGTCGTCAGGCAATCGAGCGCGGTACAAACATCGACTCGCTTGTTATGGCCGATCTCGTATCTGCATACCACACCAACCTTGACTCGCTGTTCGTCACGACCAGTGCGACATCACTCACCAACACGATCACTCAGGTAGTCACCTACACTGATGCATCGCCTACGGTTGCTGAGTTGTATCCAAAGTTGGCTGACGCGATTCAGCGCATTCAGACGAACTTCTTCGCTGGCCCGAACTTCATCTTGATGCACCCACGACGACTCGCATTCATCTTGGCTGCAGTCGATGGTCAGAACCGACCACTCGCAGTACCTGTACCGAACTTCAACGGTCAGCCTGCATTTGCTTCGGGCAACGGTGCACCTGTGTATGGCAACAGTGGATATACCATCTTGGGTCTGCCAGTCATCACCGATGCCAATGTCATCACGACAAACGGTGCTGGTGCAAACGAAGATGTGATCATCATCGGAAACAGCCAAGAAGCACACTTGTGGGAACAAGGTGCAGGCGAACCGATGCTGCTTCGCTTCGAGCAGCCAAAGGGTTCAGAACTCGACATCACGATGATCGTTTATGGATACAACGCTTTCACAGCAAATCGTTATCCAAATGCGTTCTCGTTGATCGGCGGCACTGGTCTGGTAACACCGACCTTCTAATCATCAAATAGATTTCGGTGCGCCACAGGCTGATCACTGTGGCGCACTGATACTCTGATCACATGACTACACATTCCAAATACATCGATGCTCTACTGACAGAGCGTGCAGGATACGAGCGGCGCGGTCTCACAGATCGTGTGCGCCAGATCGATGCAGCACTGCGTGACATCGGCTTCGAACACAAGTACCTGACTACACCTGTCGAGACTGCCACAGCAGTACCACAGACAGAGACAGCAGCATTACCTAAAGCACGCACTCGCAAGAAAGGCTGAGCCATATGGCCATCACGAACGGCTATTGCACACTTGCCGAAGTGAAGGCAGCGATGCGTGTCACTGACTCAGTAGATGACACACTGATCGAGAACTCAATCGAAGGCGCATCACGCCGCATCGATGGATACTGCAGCAGGTTTTTCTACCAGACCGTAAAGACGATCACATTCTTTGCGAGCAACTCATATCGCCTTCAGATACCTGATCTGGCATCATCGACGCTGGTACTGAAGACTGACAACAACGGCACTGGTACATACACGACCACATGGAACGCGGCGACTGACTACACGCTCGAACCGCTAGACACATCACTGCAGGGCAGACCATACCGCGCTATCTCTGCTACAGGCGGTCAGACATTCCCTTTATACTTCGCACCTGCGCCACCGACCGTACAGATCGCAGGCACATGGGGTTGGCCTGCGATACCAGATGACATCAGAGAAGCCTGTGTGCTGCTCTCGATGCGTCAGTTCGCTCGATATAACGCTGCGCTAGGTGTACTCGGTTTCGCTGACATGGCGATCACAGTGCGTGCGGTTGACCCTGATGTGCGTGATCTACTGTCGCCATATCGCGTACTTGGAATGGCCTGATGCCTGCGACTGTCTCACAGGTGCTCACAGGTCTGGCCACTCGACTCGGCACGATCTCAGGCCTGCGCACATATACCTACATGCCTGACCAACTGAACCCACCTGTCGGCTTCCCTGTCCTAGAGTCTGTCGAGTATCACAAGGCGTTCGGCGGTGGTGATGTGCGCATGCAGTGCTCAGTGTTTGTCATCGTCGGCAGGTACATCGATCGCACTGCACATGCCGCTCTCGATGGCTTCCTGTCATATGACGGTGCGACATCTATACGCCAAGCGATCGAAGGCGACCGTACTCTCGGCGGTGTGGCTCGCACACTGGTAGTCGAGAGCGGTGTAAATATCTCGGCGGTATCGGTTGCCGAAGCAGAGTTCCTGCAAGTACAGTGCACAGTGGTAGTGCACGCTTAGGAAGGCATAACGATGACGACATACACAGTGGCAAGCAATCGACTGGCAGGCTTCGAGTTAGGTGACACGGTTAGTGCATCTCAACTAGAGTCTCTAAATGTCGATGCTCTCGTGTCTGCTGGTCATCTAGTAGCAGCCACAGCAGCATCGAAGAAACTGATCGACAAGAAAGAAGATAACTGACATGGCTCAACTCGTATTGACTAACGCAGACATCACTGTGAACGGTGTGGTACTCAGCGATCGCGCAAATAGCGTCACGCTTACTTATGAGATCGACAGTGTTGAATCAACAACCTTCGGTTCTAACGGTCACACCTTCGTCGGTGGACTTCAGAACATCACAGTCGATGTCGAGTTCATGCAAGACTTCGCAGCAGGTGAAGTCGAAGCGACGATCTTCCCACTCGTCGGCGCACAGACAACTGTGACAGTGCGTGCATCATCAGCATCAACGAGCACAACGAACCCACTTTATACTATTTCGAATACCTTCTTATCAGCACACACACCCGTTGCTGCGGCTGTCGGTGAGATGGCGATGACTTCGCTTTCATTCACTGGCGGCACACTGGTCAAGACAACCGCCTAACAAAACCTAAAGGGGTGCATACATGAAGATCGCACTGACAGTGCATTACACAGACGGCGAGACGAGAGATGTCACCGCACGCTTCGCAGACTTCGTATCGTTCGAACGAACATGGTCACGCAGTGTTGCCAAGTTCGAACAAGAGATCAGGCTCACCGATCTCGCATGGCTCGCATGGTCTGCAGAGACTCGTCTCAAAAACACAACACTCAAGTTTGACCCTGACTGGATTCAGACTGTCGAAGAAGTCGAGATGGCTGACGACAGCAAAGCCGAAGAAGGTGGTAACCCTTTGGCGACGACAGTTATCACTGGCTGATCGCGTCACTCGCAGTCGAGACTGGTATCGCGCCATCAGCACTGATGGCAGAATCAGAGACGATGCTCATGACTCTCATCGACTTTCTGAAGTGGCGTGCGAAGCAAAGCCGCAAGCGCAGGTGATCACTGATGGCATCTGAGATCATTCAAGTAAAAGGTCAGAAAGATCAGTTCGGCAAGATCGAGATCGTCGGCTACACCGCGTTCATGAAGGGCATCAAGAAGGCTGCAGACGAAGGCCGATCTGAAGAGATCATACGACAGGCGAATCAGTTGGTCGCCGAGATCATCATCAGGCGAGCAAATCAGATCGCTGGTACGAAGATGGAAAAGAAAGCGGCGAGCACGCTGCAGCAGTCGTCAAGCAAACTGCGTGTGGCTGTGGTGGGTGGCGGCAAAGAAGCACCATACTTCGGCGGCGCGAACTTCGGTGCGCATCGAGATGTGCGTCGTCTCATCAAGAAGCCAAGCAAGGCTCGTGGCAATAGATCGCGTGCGACGACTGTGCGACATGGTGAAGATATCGATGTGGTCGTGAAGCGTGTCGAGAGTCAGAGCGTCGAGTCGTCAGGCAAGACGATCTCGAAGCGTCTGGGTGGTCAGGCAGTAGAGATTGCTCGCACGAAGTCTGGCAGTGTGCGTGTCATCAGGGGCTGGAATCAGTTCAAGCAGTCTCAAAAAGGTCGAGACTTCTTCCTATATCGTGCGGTTGGTGATCGCGAGCAGTACATCACAGGTCTGTATCAAACTGCGATCGATCGCATTACAGGCCAAGCGTTTGACGAATAGACTGCACTGATCATGGCTGGTGCACGCAAACTCACTCTGCAGATATTTGGTAACGCCAAGTCTGCTATCAGCGCACTCAAAGAGACAGGTGATGCCACAGTAGGCATGGGTAAGCGCATGGGCAGTGCGCTGCCATCTATGAAGACTATGGCCATCGCCACTGCAGCATTCGGTACTGCTGCGGCTGTGACTGCGAAGAAGTTCATAGACATGGGCAGCAGCCTGCAGGAATCACTGAGCAAGGTCGATGTGGTGTTCGGTCAGTCATCGAAGGCTGTACGCGATTTCGCAAAGACCAGTGCAGCCAGTCTCGGTATCTCTGAGCAGGCAGCACTCGAAGCGGCAGGCACATATGGAAACCTGATGCAAGCCTTCGGTCTGACACAGCCGATGGCGACAGAGATGAGCACATCACTGGTGACTCTCGCTGCTGACCTAGCATCATTCAACAACACGAGCGTCGATGATGCGATACTCGCACTGCGCTCTGGTCTGTCTGGTGAGACTGAGCCACTCAAGCGATTCGGTATTGCGATCAATGATGCACGACTGAAGCAGGAAGCACTCGCACTGGGTATCTATTCAGGCAGTGGCACACTCGATATCGCAGCAAAGACTCAGGCGGCGTATGCGCTGATCATGAAAGACTCGACTCTGGCGCAGGGTGACTTCGCACGCACGAGCGATGGCGTAGCGAATCAGCAGCGCATCTTGGCTGCACAGTTCAAAGATGTATCGGCACAGATCGGTACAGCACTCATACCTGCGTTCGGTGTGATGCTGAATGTGATCTCAACCAAAGTGCTGCCACTCATCGGCGGCTTCTCTGACGCACTCAGCGCAGGTGGTCTCGGTGGTGGTGTGGACTTCATCGCAGAGAAGATTCGTACAGGCTTCCCGATCGTCGTCGCTGCACTCGCAGACTTCATCGAGACTGCTGCCGCATGGATTCGGACTACAGGCTTCCCGATGTGGGTGAGTGCGATGTCGAGTATCGCAAACGCTCTGGTGAACTGGATAGAGCCGCGCATGCCGATGATGGTCGAAGCACTAAAGAAGTTCTTCTCTGGTCTCGTGAGATGGCTCATCAGTGATGGTCTGCCTGCTCTCGTCACTGTGATGCAGAAGGTCGGCGACAAGATGACTGCATGGATAGGTGTCGCTGCACGCGAACTACCTGCACAGTTGGTCACATTCTTCGGTGATCTCGGCAAGTGGCTGCTATCTGACGGTATCCCGATGCTGCTTGGATATGCCGCACGACTGACAGGCTCACTGGTGAAGTGGCTGGGCACGATCGGCGCATCACTGATCGCAGGTCTAGGTGGTGCGATCGTCGCACTCGTCGCTGCTCTGCCTGATCTCTTCGTCGGCTTCTTCAAGGGTTTGGGCAATATCGCTGTGAACGCTGTCAAGTTCTTCGTATCGAAGTTCGATGACATGAAGCAGGCTCTAGCGAACATCGCGATCGGTGCAGTCAATGCACTGATCAGAGCGTTCAACGCGATTCCACTTATCCCGAACATTCCTGAGATCACCATCGACACGAAGAAACTCGGCACACAGATGGGCATGACTGCGAAGGACTTGATGCAGGTCAATGCGAAGTTCGAATCACTAGGTGGCGCAGCGACAGTCGCTGCTGGTGCGACGAACACACTCGATCTCGCGGCAGAAGAACTAGGTGGCACACTCGATGGCGGTGGCAACAAGAGTGGCGGCGGCACGAAGAAGAAACTCGATGATGTAGTCGAGAAACTAAAGAAGTACAGCGACGCTGTGCGCAACTCAGTAGGTGCATCAAAGACTGCTACCGATGCGACGAAGGCTGTGACGAAGGCAAGGAACGATCTGTCGAAGGCGACAGACAAGGTGACTGCTGCACAGGAATACTTTGATCAGGTGGTGCGCGGTTATGGCAAAGGTTCGAAGCAGGCCACTGATGCTGAGCGTGCTCGTGCGAAGGCTGCGCGTGACAGTGAGCGTGCAGGGTACGGTCTCGAAGGTGCAACTCTCGCAGTCAAGACTGCAGAGAAGGCTCTAGAAGAGATCAGACGGAATGTTGATGCGACACCGCAAGAGATCAGAGATGCAGAGATCGCTCTGGCTGAATCGAAACTGTCTGTTGCTGATGCATTATATGCACAGTATGAAGCGACGCAGGCACTGACAGCAGCCGAGAGTCTGCTGACAGAAGTGACCTATGGTGCACAGGAAGGCTCAGCCACATATAAGTCTGCGCTCGATGAACTCAATGAAGCCAAACTCAGTCAGGTAGATGCGACAGATCGTGTCACTGAAGCGATCGATCGTGAGACTGAAGCGGTGCGCAAACTGCGTGAAGCAGAGCAGGAACTGCAGACAGTGCGCGGTCAGACACCTGCTGCGATACAGGCGAAGGTCGATGAGACTGGTGCTGTCATCACAGGTGGCGGCGCATCTGGTACTGGTGGTGGTGGTCTGCTCGGCTCGTTCATGCAGGCTGTCAATACGCTGCAC